AATATATCATTTCTATTATTTTTATATTAATATTTCAATTTTATTTATTATATTTAGTTACTATTTTCAAATAAAATTGAATTAAATGTATAAATTATATGAATTTATATACATATATTACTTATATATTACTTATATTTTTCAATCATGGAATTAGCGTTAGAACCTGAATTATATTCGCCTAGCATTGATAATAATGGAAACTATATTGACAGTGTTCCTCCTTCAAATACAATGAAAAATGGTATTAAATGTCCTTGTGGAGGTTCTCGAAAGAACATTGCTTTTACAAAAACTAGTGATTTTACAAAACATACAAAAACAATAACACATCAAAAATGGTTAGAAAACATAAATAACAACAAATCAAATTTATACGTTGAGTGTTATACATTGAGAAAAACGATTGAAACACAAAAGTTGATTATAGCAGAAAAAGAAAAAATGATAAATAGTAAAGAAATGATTATAAATTGTTTAACAGATCAATTGGAGAGAGAGAAAAATAAGGGATGTAAAACGGAAAATTTGTTGGATTTACTTTGTGACTAGATTATATTAGTTTAGATTTAGTTCATGTAAGTAATAAAACACAGCATTTGGTTTTCTGGATTAATATTAACACTACTATTTTGCATCATTTTTGTTATACTAGTATCAATTTTATAACCATTCATCATCAAATAAGAGAATAAAACTGGTATTTCTTCTGGTGTCATTAGGTCATTTTTACAACAACCAGAACAATTTATATCATTTCCAATCGATCTGAGTGCTAAATCGCATTTTTTTATTGGTGTGCAAGGTCCTGGAACTTTATAAGGACTTAGAGGGTTCATTTTAACACGCTGAACAATATTTGTTAAAGGTCCTTCTGGCATATCATTGATAGTAATGATATTTTTGTAACATTTCAAATAGGGGTCTAAATATGGTTGAGAGAAAAGAGCACAAGTTTTATGTCCCATTTTACATAAATAATGATATTTGTTTTATTTGTTTTATTTGTTTTATTTCAACATTTCAAACAGCAGAAAAACGATTTATTTAATATAAAAAAAATTGAAATACTAAATGTACTTCAACAATAATGTAAATCAAAATAAAATTATATCCTTTTAAACATAAAATTTAAATTTTAAAAAGATGATTATGAACAATGAATATGAACAACAACAACACACCAATGGAAACGGAAATGATATTTGTAATAATGATAATACTAATGTTTATATTGGAAAAACCAATGATGTTAATGGAATGGAGGTTTGCACAAATATATCGTCATACAAAACCAATAATAAAAACATCTATAGATTTAAATTTAGTGATGAATTTTCCATAGAATTAAGTAATTTTGCTAAAATTCATCAATATGATGATAGACATATTTTTAAAGAAGAGTGGAATTTGTGGTTAGAACAAAATGAGACTTTAGTAGAAACAGAAGTGCGTTTCTTAATGAATAATGGTTATGATGGAGATGTTATTGATAAGATGTTTAAAAGTGCTCGTTATTATTTCAGAAAGAAGAGTACTAGCAAAAAAGAACCAAAAGAAAGAAAACCATATATGGGAGTTACAAAGGAATTTATGGATAATATAGACAAATATTTGGTTAATAATAATGATAAACCATCAGAAGGGTTTGAGAAATTTTGTTTAGATAATGTAGAATTATTAAGAAGAGAAATTAAACATATGATGCTTCATGGAATGAATGAATATAAAGAAATTATGAATAAAATCAAAAAAACATATAAAAATCGATATTTTGTAAAACATGGAAATAAAAAATAAACTTAAAGATAATGTATTTACATTATAATATTATAAACATTATAATGGAGACGGAAATGAATATGGTTGATGTATTTTTAGGTAGTTGTAGTGGAGGTAACAGTTTTTTTTTGGATAATAAATCAGAAAAGAGAGAAATAATAATGGAAAACAGTGAGTTTTTGAAAAATGATATAAAAATAAGTAAAATTGTGAGAGAAATTCCTTATTATTATAATTATTTCTCTCCAATTTTGGATAATATAAATATAGAATTTGGCGAAATTGATGAAGAAAATAAGAAATATTTACATTTTGATAAGTTATATAATCAGAGAAAAATGGTTATTATAAAAAAAATGGATGAAAAATACGAAACCGTCGAATATTTTCTCTCAAATATAAAAAATCAGAACCAGTTTTTCAATGAATTTATTAATATTTACAAGAAAATGTTGAAATCTTTGGAAGTATTAGAAGAAAACGATATTTGTTATATTTTTATGGGGGATAATCGTGATGATATTGACATATCAATAGATAAATATGGAGCACCAATATTAGAATACTTTGGGTTTTCTCTCGTTAAATCAAGTTTGGATGTTGATTTATTGAAAAATATTAATATTAATCATGATTTTTTACCTATTGATTTTTGTATAATTAATTTTTTGTTAAATAATCCTGAAATAGAAAGTATTTCAAGTCAAAATCTATTAAAAATATGTGAAAAATATGTACTTGGTAATAAGACTTTTATCGAATTTCAAAAAATAACTGGAAAAAAAGTGGATTTTGTGTTTTACAAGAAAAATATAGAATATTTTATGAAATATGTAAATCAACGAAGAGAGAAAATAATTGCCGAAGTATATGAAAAAGGTGTGAAAACATGGGCAAATTATCAATTAAGTATTTTATTTTTGAATTTATTAATGAGATTTGTTAAATACAATGGAGATTCTAGAATATTCTATGATTATTTCTCTCAAATGTTATTGACAAATATCCAACCATCTATTGAAAAAAGACTTGATATTAATAAAAACATATCATATTTCGATGAATTTATTGAAATGGATGAAAAACAGTGGAAAAATTTCTCTCGTCAAATAAAAATATAAAGTACAAAGAACTAGAAAAATATTATTGAAGTTTTATTACAATAATATTTTGCTAAATGGTTATGACTGTAAATGGTTTTAATAATGTATTTATTTCTTTCCACCCTTCTTGCCACCTTTCTTGCCACCATGTTTGCGAGTTTTGCGACCATGCTTCTTTCCTCTGTGTTTGCGGGTTTTGCGACCACCCTTCTTGCCACCCTTCTTACCACCTTGCATTTCATCACTTTCAGCATCAAAATCTGATTCAAGATTGACTGGTTCAATAACTTCTTCGGTTTCTTCTTCAATATCCATTTCGTCATCACCACCCTTTCTAGATCTGCTTCTCTTGTTACTCATTGATTTCTTCATTCTTTTTGTTGAAGAACCCATTTCACTCTTTCTCTTACTAGCATCCTTAAGAGCATCTTTGAATTGATAGTTTGGGTTTTTAGCGTGACCTTCTTCGTAGATTTTTTTAACAAACATATTCCATTGACTTGGCATATTATTATATATATTATAAAAAGATAAAATCAAAAACAAAACTGGAAATTATAAATAAAATTGAAATAATTTTTTGTTAAATAGAGAGAAATAAAGTATTTCAAATTAGTTATATAACTTAGTTATTTAAAAATGACTTTTACTAGATTATATTATTCTGTATGCGATGTTAAATTAAATATTATTGGTTCTCTCTTAAATAATAATCCTAATGCTATTTATTGGGCATTCGAATTGTTTGATAGTGGTTTTACTAAAGAAGTTATGGAATTGCTTATTAAAATCTATTATTATTTCTACGCAAGTCTCAATCCTACATTTGAAAATTATATTTATACTAAATTATGGAACGAATATTTTGACAAATCTGATTATTCCATGAGAAAAAGTATTTTGAATTTGTTTATTACTAATTTATTATCTCGTCCATTTAATTACGATGTTTTTATATTACTAAACTATGCTAGACAAACGCAAAAACAATCTTCTGATTTTAAAAAAGAGAAAATACAAGAATATGTTTTGAATGAAAATTATTTATATTTATCAAAATTCATATTAAATGAAATGACCAATGAAGATGTGATAGACGAAAAGAATGAAACAATAAATTTTATTTACGATGAATTTATGAATAACCATGGGTTCTCTCTTAATAAATCTACTATTTTGAAAAATATTAGAAAAATATCAAAGAAATTTCCGTTTATAGAGAGAAATGTCATATTACTGACAAAAGTATTATATTTGTTTTCAAAAATAAATAAACTGAAACTTGGTAACAGTATTTATACAGAAGAAAATATAGGGTTCAATGATCTTAATAACAAAATTACCGAAATTTTGAAAGATGAAACCATTAGAGGTTGGAAGAAGTTACCATTATGTATAAAATACAAAACAAATGAATACAATTTTCGTGAATTGTTTAAAAATTTGCCATATAAAAAACCTATTAGTGAATTATGGTCACCAGAGGTATTTTATTACGAATGTTTAACAACCCCAATATGGACTAATAGAATTGCTGAATTTGGAGGAAATATTAAATCAGATAAGTATGTTATTTTTAAGAATGATGATGTGAGCGAAGAATTTTATTCGAAATATTGGTATGATCCAGAGGAGCAAAAGAGAGAAATACATGATATGATATGGGGAAGACAGGTTGTTGATGATGTTTATGTTGATTGGAAAAGGAATTCACTTATAACAGAACAAAATGAAGTATTTCAAAAGTTCGATTATAAATTATTATAATTTATTGGTTTATAATTTATTGGTTTATAATTTATTGGTTTATTAGTTTGAAAAATTATTGATAAAATTATTTTTTTCGATTTATCAATAATAAAAAAAATTGAAATTAAAAGTTTTACGGTCGGTGCCAGCATATTATATTTTCATACAACACACATATTTAAAATGACTAAGAATAAATTCGGAGGTAATAAACATAAAAGTCAAGCTCGCAAATTCATTAATGGAGATTCAAATAAAATTAATCGTCTACGAATTGTAGAAGAAGATGGCGAATTTTACGCACAGGTAAATAAGATTTTAGGCGGCGCTTTTTGCGAAGTCCAAAGTCTTAAAGGAATACCATATTTATGCAATATCGGTGGTAAATTTCGCGGTAAAAATAAATCATCTAATCGTTTATCCAAGGGTACGTGGGTTCTTGTTGGTGAAAGAACTTTCGAAACCACAAAAGAAGGTAAATTGCCAAAATGTGATTTATTAGAAGTATATTCGGAAAATGAAAAAGAACGACTTAAAAATGAAGAAGAACATATTAATTGGTCTATTTTCATTACAAATGATTTGAATAATTCTAATTTGACTATGGAAGATAATGATGGAACTTACGAGTTCTCTAATCAAAACCAGTCTAATTATTCTGAATTATTACAGAAGATTGAACAAGAAAGTAAAATTGGCGGAGCACAAAATATTGTACTAAGTCTTTCTTCTAAAAATAATGATAATTCCAGTAACAATTCTGATGAAGAATTTAATATTGATGATATTTAAAGTAATAACATAACATAAAATAAAAAATCAAATCAAATCATCATTATCACTATTTCTATTTGAACATAAAAAATTATAAATAAATATAATTAATAATATGAAAAATATATAAACAATCAAATCATACATTTTTTGTTTTTGTTTTGTTGTCTATAATAAGTATTTTATTTTTTTAATTAAAATTAATTAAATTAACCAAATAAAAATTATTTTGCTGCCCTCATAAATATATATACATAGTTGTCGGTTCTATTTACATTTTTTTTGTTTTTTGCTGTTCAGAGGACATATAATATACTTTGATTGTCTTTAAATTGTTTTTGGAATAATATTTGTTTCGGAATATTTATATTGAAAAAGATATAAAAACAAATAGCAAATATATTATATAATTAATTTCGAACCAATTATATTTATTAAACAATGAGTTTCAATATTTTTAAATCATCGAGAGATAGAGATAGAGAAGGAGGATATAGACGTGACAATGATACTCGGTTAAAGACTGATGATAAATTTAACAATGCGTTTAAGAGTTTAAACAAAGATAATAATACAGAAAAAAAAGTAGACAAAGAAGTTATCTTTGATTATAAAGAAGAACTTTTTCCTGAATTGGGTGGTGGGGGTGAGAGAGGAGAACAAAAATCTACACAAATAAAAGAACGAACTTTGAATTATATTGAAGCATCTAAAAAAGAAGTAAAACAAACTTCTGAAACATATTTACCAAAGGGATGGTTAGGAATTTATATTGAAGAACATGATTCGTCTAATGGTAATAAAAATATAAAGTTTGATAAAAGAAGCATTAGACCAACAATGGGGTTTAACAATGTAGACGTGACACATAATGTTATGTCACAACTTGTTGCAAATGGGGAAAAATGGAAAAATGATTATATAGATTTATATGGGGAAGATTTATATGAAAGAATATATTTAACACAAGAGACAAAAGATTTACAACAAATGGATATTAATGATATAATGAGTGATGAAGAGTTTGATAGTAGTGATGAATATAACTCAGATAATGATTATTATTAGGGGTTGGGTAGGGTTGAATTGGAATAGGTAATTAGTTTAAATTATTAATGAATAATACATTATAAATATAGTTAAGAACTAAAAGAATAATGGATACTGATACAGATATTGATTTTGATGACAACCATTTGGATGATGAATGGATAAAAGAATTTAAGGAAATTGATAAACAATATGAGAATTATTATTTAGACGATAATGAAAAAATTCGTGTAACATATGTTTATATTGATGGAGAAAATGAAATAATCCGGACTAAACAAGAGCATATTTTGCTTAGAAATGTGAATATTATTTCAAGAGAAGAGATTATTGGAATACTTAAAAGAAATAGTATAATAGACGAAATAAAATATACTGTGTTATCTATTTTAAAAATAAATATTGATTTAGATCCAAATGGTATTAATCGGTTTATAAATGAAGAAGATTATTTTACAGAAATAAAGGGACGAATGATGACACCTATTAAACATATTGATACTATTACTTTTGAACGTACCATAAAACTATTCAAAGACTTAAATGAAATTATTTTTGTTTTTCACGAGAAAATTAATAAATTAGATGTTGTACGAAATAGTAATAATGTGACAAAAAGAATATATGTGACTAGACCTGAAAGAGAGAAAAGTGGGCGAAAAACCGTAAGGAAGTATTGATTTGAAAATTGTTAATGATATTCATAAACGATTTAAATATATTTTAAATCAAAATATATGGAAGAGTGTTTTGATTTAAGAAATTTATATAATAATAAAAATATGATAAGAAATAAACGTGGACATATAATGCTCGACTGGTCTGATAATATTAGAGAGAAAATCGTCCAATTTTGGTTTATACTAGGAAAAGACATGGGGACAGAAATCAACACTTTAGAAACACGTTTTAGAGAAATTATGTCAATCTTAACAAGAAATTTATGTAGTATTTATGCTGTGGAAATAAATGATTCCAAAGAGTTATTACCATTAATGTTTAAATTATTATTTCACATTAGAAGTCCATATACTGGTTTGGGTAACAGAAAAATTTCCTATATGATGTTGAAAGTATGGTACGATTATTATCCATTGGCATCAATTTATGCTCTCGAACAATTTTTAACTGGTGATAAATTTGGGTGTTGGAGAGATGTTAAAGGTCTATGTAATTATTTGAAATATGATTGTAAATATAGTGAAAATCATCCAATTATTATTAATTGTTGTTTATTAATGAATAGACAAATAGAAAAAGATATGGAAAGTTTGACGGATAAATATTATACATATGCTGGTGCTGGTGCTGGCGCTGATAACAATAATCATATTATTTCAAATGTTGCCAAATGGGTGCCTCGTGAAAAATCAAATAATGGCAAAAATGACTGGTTATTTACTATGCTGTCACAATTTTATTTCAGGGAATATATTTTTCATGCAAAAACATACGAAAGTTATATAAGATCAATAAGAAAAACAAAAATGGACTACCGAAAATTGTGCTCTAGTTTGAATTCTTATTTGGGTACTCTTGAGACTATTATGAGTTCAGGACGTGTGTGTGATATAAAGTTGTCCGATTTGTCGTCGCAAAATTTACTTGATTACAGTAGTTATTTTTTAAAGAATGATAATAAATGTGATTTTACTTCCTTTGTTGAAAAAGAAGAATACAAGATAATGAAGGGTGCCGAATTAAATATTGGACAATTCGTTACAAAAGCAGTGAAATTAATTGATAATTGCAGTGATCATAATGTATGTGAACGTAAAATGTTAAATGTTATGTGGAATAAATATATTGAGGATATAGAAATGAATGATGTTGTTATTCCAATGTTGGATGTATCTATTTCTGACAAAAGACAATTATATGAGGCAATTGGATATTGTATTATTGTTTCTATGAAGTCGAAATTCGGTGCCGGGTTAGTAAGTTTCGGAACACATGGAAAATGGATCAATTTGGAAAATTGTGTGGAGAATTTTGTGGAAATGGTGGAAACAATTATAAATGAAATAAATTCCGACAAAACTATGAAATGTAATTTTTATGATGGATTTAGAATATTAGCAAGTGCAATGGAAACCGCAATAATAACAAATTACGAAATGTCGAAATATAAAATTATTGTTTTTTCTACAATGGACTTTGATTATTCAAACAACAACAACGACAATGATATGATTAATAACCTATTAGCAGAAAATATTAACACGATTTTTGATAATAAAAAAATGGACGCAAAACCAGGATTAATATTATGGAATTTAGGACATGTATCTGTCAATAATGGATTTCCAAGTGAAGTATATAATAATAAGAATATATTAATGATTTCTGGTCAGACAAAAGAATACTTGAATATTATTGGTGGGAAAAAGGTATATAGTGGGAATAAAAGTTCTTCGCAATATTCTATGATTAATTCTTATAATTTTTTGGAGAATGTTCTTAATAGAAAATGTTATTCGCGTATTGAAAAACATTTTATTGATAACTATTTGTGATTGGGTTCTTATTCTTTTGTTTTGTTTTGTTTTATTTTCTTGATTTTTTGGATTTTCTTAATTTTCTTCTCTTGTGTGTTTTATTTTTTCTCCTCTTTTGTGTCTTTGATTTTCTCCTTTTTTGTGTCTTTGACCCCCTTTTTCTTCTCTTTCCTCCATAAAAGTCTTCTTCTTCTTCTTTTCCAACATATGTAAAATTATTCATTAAATCACTAACATCATCATCAGTTATATTTTTGTTTCTTTTATCATTTAAAATTACATCATATATGAAATCTTGCAATTCAATATACTCTGCTTCATTTTTTAACTCTTTTATATCATTTTGGTCTCGCGCTTCTTTTATATAATCAAAATACTTTTTCTCTTTACCCATATTGTATCTATATGTTCCCATGAAATCAATAAATTTTTTAAATAATATATCCTTTTTACTTGGCATTCCTTCCATTTTCTTATAAAGTTCTTCTTTCTTTAATTTATTTTGTTCTTCAATGAAATTATTTTGAGTTGTTAAATTATTAACTTGTTGATCGTATTTAATTTTACTCATTTGAGAGGTTTCGTTTTGTATAATATCATTCGCCATTTGAAATGCTTGTTCATCAGTAATACTATCACCTAATGTATTAATTAAATGTTGAACTAAACGCATTCTAAAATCTTCTATATCTTCTCCAGGGTATTGTCTTGGAACACCATTATTATTAATTAATTGGTCTAAATATGCTGGAATTGGTGTTGGAACATCATCATCGTTTATATTCATATATATATATAATATAAATAAAAAAAATTGAAATACAAAAAGGTATATTGGAATATAGTATACTAAATTAATCAATACAATACTTTTAAAATGTCTTATTCTTACCCTTTGAACTCAATGTTTTATGCTAACAAACTCGGTTTTAATTATGATAATATTAATGGTATAGATAATATTAATGCCATAAATGATAATGATGATAATATTAATAATTTAACTTTTAGTGATTATATAGATTTCAGTTTACGATTGAATATGAATGCTATTTCAACGAATTCGAGATTATTTTGTCAAAATTATAAAAAAATATTTATTCCGACTAATTTGGAATATAATTGCAATTATAAAATGTTGAATAACCATATTTCAATAAAGGAAGTAAAAAATGAGGAGAATACTGTTACAAATAATGATTGGTGTTATGAGAATAGGGAAGTAGATGATTATTATAGAGAATTGCCAGAGAGAAAAAGAAGACGCATTGACAATAATATGGAATATTGTGACATGGTTTAAAGTTTACGACGGTTATAAAGTTTACGACGGTTATAAAGTTTACGATTGGTTTAAATGTCAAATAATGTAATAATATTTATTTTGTAGCAACAATTAAATACACTTGTATGCTTTCAATAGCTTTATCTATTTTGTCTATTAAAATTTTGTCATATTCTTCATTTAACATAATTTTATGCTTTTCATTAATTAATTCTGTCAAACATTGTTTGAATACATCTTTACTTGGTCTTTTTTCAAAAAATTCATCGACAAATATTTTTATCTTTTCTATATCCATAATTATTTATTATTTAATAAAAATCTTTTAAATAGA